CACCCATCGCTTTCATGCGTGCAGATGAACAAATATTTAAATAATCAATAAAAATAACATCAGGCTCAAATGCTCGTTTGAGTTTAAGCTCATTCAATAAAGATCTAAAGTGATTTACATTTGCTGCGCCAGTCGGATATTCTTTAACGATTAGTTTACCGCTACACTTCTTTGTAAGATTATGTACTTTAGTTGTAAACATATCTTTTGGTATGTTTTCAATTTGATCAATAGGTGTATTCAATAAGTTAGCATCAATACGTTCAGATATCTTTTCTTCGGCCATCTCCATTGTAATATATAAGACATTCTTACCTTGTACAAGATGAGAGCCAGCAACATGACACATGAAGAGCGATTTACCGACACCTGTGCCTGCAAGAGCAACATTCAATGTTTTCTTTGGAAGACCGCCTTTTGTAATACGATTAAAATAATCTAGATCAAATGGAATCTTATCTTCGACTGTATGATAATACTCATAACGTTTCTCTGCATCATCTATATAGTCATGACCTACATTCGTATCAAAGGTAACTCCAAGAGCTTTTGATAGAATATCTGGTAAGGCATTCTTAGATAGTGACTGATGTTTACCATCAATAATAGATATTGATTCCATGACTGCATTGTATAATGCACGATCTTGACACCACTTCTCTGCAGTATCATATAGCCATTGTTGATCAATCTTTTCAACCTTAAATATCTCTGGTAGTATTTCAATTGCATGGCGATATTGTTCTTCATTAAAGTCACCATCATCAATACCGATTTTAAACGATTCAAGTGTAGGAAGTCTATTATACTTACTTACATACTTGCCAAGTTCAACAAAGAGTGATTTATACACACCTTCAAAGTATTCAGGTTTTATAAAGGGTAACACTTTACGCATAAAATCTTCGTTAACTAATACATTACGAAGAATTGTTTGTTCTAAATTTATGTTCATGGTACTATTATATCATCTTTTTCTTGGATTGTAAATGCTCATTTTCAAGAATTGCAGATAAAATTGCACCACACCACGCCTGAAAATCTTCATCGTCACGTGTTAAAAAGTCATCCGGAGTTTCAATAATACTCATACCCCAATTCAATTGACCTGCATCAGTTGGTATCAATGTACCGTATTGAATAACAGTTTCAACGTACGGACCATCTAAAATCCGTACATTCCATTTGTCATCATCACCTGGTATTAATTCATAATGTTTGTTTTCTATCATATTAAACTCAATTCTTTGTGTAAACGATATTTGACGCAGTATTCGTCATACGTTAATCCTTCTTTTTCTGCATCCTTCATACGAGCTCTTACACTCTCGATAGAAACTTTCTTTAATTCTTTTCTTGCTTTCTTCCATAGAAATAAGTGATAAGCATAATTTGGATCATCTAATGGTGGACCTCCATTATCCCCTATTGTCATTCAATGTCTAGTTCAATAAGAGCCTTATGTCCAATAGTATATTGTTTCTGAATGAACTCTTTGAAATCTGTTCCATTAAAAATAGGATCCCAGAATTCTGCGGTGAGTGTATCCTTCTCACGATATTTAGGATCTACTATTTCACCAGTTTCTCGGTCAACTCTACAATACCAACCATTCGAAGGTTTACCTACATAACCAGCAGCAAGAGCAACTTCTAATAAACCACTGTATTTCTCTACACCGCCTTCCCATGACACAGTCACAGGTATCTTAGATTTCTCTTTAACATAACGAGATTTCTCAATATTCACAACAAAATCATAACCAGTAACTTCAGTTCCAGTCTTGTTCTGACGACGACCGATAATCCAGATATTGTCTGCACTATAATAGATGCCTGTACCACCACCAACAATAGCCTTTGGAAACAAACCTATTTCCATATACGTATGGTTGACAGCAAGTAATGGTATATTCTTCATAGCAAGATAAGGTGTAGTCATGCGGAATAAGCCTTTGAGAGCTTTTGCTCTTGACATATCAGCTACAGATTTCTCGTTGATAGTATCTTCCATCTCTTTCTTAGATGCAAGGTTACCAATAGAATCGATTACTACAATAACATTATCTTTACGATCCATACCTTCAAGCTGACCAATCAGATCAAATTTAAGTTCTTCTACATTTACAATAGGCGTATGTAGTACACGAGCTGTATCAATATCAAACTGTTTAAAGTACGCTTGTGGCGAACCAAACTCTGAATCATAAAATAACATCACAGCATCTTTGTGTTTCTTTAGATAAGCTGATGCCATAAGTAAAGCAAATGAAGTCTTGAAATGCTTACTTGGCCCAGCTAATACTATCATACCGGATGATAGGCCTCCATCAACAGAACCAGATAAAGCTACGTTTATCATTGGTACATCTGTTGTGGTAAAATCTTTTTCGTTAAAGAATCTAGACTCAGATAATATCGCAGTATGCTTGAGTTTTGAGTTCTTTTTTAGTTTGTCCATTATTGACATTTAGTTTCCTTTGTAGTGATATAATAATTATAGCACATTTACTAATGATTGTAAACAGTTAATTTACTTTATAAAAAGTTTTATACCAATCTATAAACTGTTTGACCCCATCAACTACGTTAGTTTTTGGTTCCCATCCTGTAATATCTCGAAGCTTGGTCGTATTAGACCATGTCTCTTTTGAGTCAGCTGGATGCATAGGCAAAAGATTTATTTCAGCAGTACGACCTAAATTATTTTCAATCTCTTTTATAAAATCCATTAGGCCTACTTGTTTACCATATCCTATATTGTATATTTCATCAACAGAATTAGGAATAAGTTCTAATAGCGCAATAACACCTTCAACAATATCATCGATATATGTGAAATCTCTTTTCATATCACCATAGTTATATACATCTATTGGCTCTCCGGCAATGATCTGCTTTGTAAAATGAAAGAGCGCCATATCAGGTCGGCCCCATGGTCCATATACAGTAAAGAATCTCAAGCCGGTTGTAGTAGGAATATTTGACATTTTAAATTGATGCTCATTTACTTGTTTACTATATGCGTATGGACTCAGCATATCACCAAGTCTCTCATCTTCAGTCCATGGCAATACCGTATTATTTGCCATAACTGAACTGGTTGATGCATATAGCACTTGCTGTATTCCATATTTTTCACATACATCAATAACGTTTTGAGTTCCACTTATATTACTTGAAATGTAAGTCTCAGGATTTTCAATTGAATTGCGAATACCAGCATATCCAGCAAGATGGATAACAACGTCAGGCTTTTCATGCTTTATGCACTCATCTAATCTATTAAAATTAGAGGCTTTTACTATACTTCCATGATGTGTATTTACTTCGTAATCATCATTTAATATACGTTCACGTGCAGCTTTCAACGCTACATCATAATAATGATTCATATCATCGATACCAGATACATCATGGCCTAGATCAACTAATCTTTTTGCAAGACTGAATCCTATAAACCCATTAATACCGGTTATAAAATATTTCATTTATATTCAACTTTCTGTTCTATTTCACGTGCATCCTTATCATAGACTGCACGATATTCATTGTTAACTGCTATTACATTATCTAGTATAGAGAACGTATTTGCAAACTGTGCGAAGGCTGATGTATCCTTTGGGAAACAGGCCCCGCCGTATCCGCGTTTACCATCATATCCGGGCACCCGGGTATGGGAATGACTAATACGTTCATCGCTTCCTATTGCATTTATAATCGCATTACTATTCTGTCCTGACTTTTCTATGACATCATAGAACTGATTAAACCATGCAACCTTTGTTGCAAGGAAACAATTGATACCATATTTTATAAAGCTAGCTTCTTCGGGTGTACAATGTACAGTAGGGCATGGTGTGCATATTGTATAATCATTGTAAAATTGTTCTAGTATTTTTGTGGACTTAATATCACCACCAAAGATATGCATTTTTGGATTAATAAAATCCTCATTAGCATTCTTTTCTGTTAAAAATTCGGGATTGTATATAATGTTTTCTTTTCTAAATCCAGAGGCTAGTTTCTTAATATCCTTTGGAACTATTGTAGATTTTATAACAAGATGACCGGTTGTATTTTGTTTTAAGTAATTCATTACATCATAGACAATACTACAATCTATTTTACCTTTATCACCCATCGGTGTAGGAACACTTACAAATGTAAACTCTGGGCCGAACTCACTTAGATCCTTTATACTATTACCATATAGTGGATCTATTATAATCTTCTCTACCTTTGGATGCTGTATTGCATAATCAACTGCTTTTCCTACAAAACCATGACCGACGATAGCTATTTTCATTTAGATTTAATCCCATTTAAATTCCATTGAACGCCTGCTTCATCAAACATGGCCTTTGACCGATCCCATGAATCTTGCCATCTTAACGCACCATCAAGGTCCGATACTTCCATAACAACTCTGTGTATTCCGGTCTGTATCATACCCTTTGCACAATCACTGCAACATGGCAATCCACAAATGTACATAGTAGAATCGTATAACGATACCCCGTTAAACGAAGCATTAAATACACAATTCATTTCTGCGTGTACCATATACTTATACTTCTCTTCTCGAGTATTTAATCTTTCATACGTATCTTCAATTCCACGTGGAAATCCATTATATCCTTGAGCTAATACTTGACCCTTTAAACCTATCGCAACAGCCCCAATTTTAGTAGACGGGTCTTTTGACCAATTTGCAATACATCTTGCAAGGTCTAAATATTGTTTATCGCTTACTTTCATCGGCTACTCTCTTTCTCAAATCACTAGTACTGAATCGATGGTCCCGCTTATTGAAATGTAAATCGATTCCACGAAGACGACATTCATCTTTACCGGTAAAATCTTTACTTCTATATTCTTCACCAAGGATTCTAACATTAATTGGATACATGTTTATTATATCGCATAAATCGGCTTCTGTACAATAAATAATGACTTCATCTACATATTTTATTGCAGCTAATTGGGCCTGTCTTTCTACAATTGATTGGACTGGTGAGTTCTTTTCCTTTCTGTCAACACTAGGATCAACTTGTAATGCACATATTAAATGATCACAAATTGATTTAGCTTCACGAAGCATAGCAATATGGCCAGCGTGAAGCAAATCAAATGTAGAGGCAGTCAGTCCAACAATCATATTTTCTAATCCTTGTTATATTTTTCACTTGCAACAGATCTTAATGCAGGTTCATACTGGTCTATTGCGTTTATATTTTGCAATATATCCCATGTATTTTTCCAATCTTTTACATGATATACATTTCCACCTTGTTGAGCAATCTCTAGACTCAATGAATAATCATTGCCACCTGGTTCCATAGCATCACCAAAGAAATATAACTCATCATGTGGAGAAAAGTCGTGTATTATCTGAGCTTTATCCATACCTTCTGGTGATATATCTATTCCAATTTCACCTGCTACTGTAGCTATATATCCTGGAAATAACTCGTTAAAATCTCGTGCAATGTAATTACGCTCATCATCTTCGCTATTCCATAATTTGTAATTAGCTCTTTCCTGTAAACTGGCATTTCTACCAAGAATACTAAAGTTTAATAGTCCAGGTCTAAAGTCAAAATGCATACCAGTTTTAGGCTTAAACGGAGAATCGTTTAAACGTACTGCAAGGAACTTTTCAGCCTCGTCTGGCAACTTAAAGTTATTAGTACTAATATTTGTATCTTGTTGCCATACATCATTGCCAGAACATTGATATACCTTTACGGCTTTATCGTATAGTTCTGTAGTTATTTGTTCAACTGTCTTTGGTTTATCGCTGCCTGTTACAAAATAAACATAGTTATTTTCCATAAAGGCTTTCATATATCTTTTAAAAGATGTATTGATTAAACCTCTTGATGGCGTGAGTGTACCATCTATATCAAAAATGTATTTCCGCATTTAGTGGTTTCTCTTTCCTTCAAATATACATATGAAATGTAAAGCAAATTCAGGATGCGTATTCTTTACCTGATGATGTACTCCGGCTTTTATAGTAAATACGTCGCCTGTTTGAGCTTGCATAGCCTTACCATCCAACCAAATATAACCTGCACCATTTGTAAACATATAAACTTCTTCTTGATCTTTATGAGAATGACCACGCGTTTTTTTACCTGGATATAATACAGTGCTGCTTACAACAAGGTTATTTAGCTCTGTATTATCTACAAGCTTATATGTTTCACTATTCTTAATCTCTTCACCGTGAAGATGCCATTTATTAGCTACTCGCATGACCTACTGTCTCCCTTTTTATATCATTATGATTAAATTCGGCCCAATATAACTCGTAAGCTATACCTGATTCTAGGCACTCAAATTGATGATATACACCAGGCTTTACTTTTGTATAATCACCAGCCACTAGTACAGTCTCATCAATCAGATCATAATCCTTTTGCCATACTCGTATAAGCATAGAACCGGACTCTACATAGAATCCGTTCCATTTGTATTCGTGGAGGTGCTTAGAACAAACTCCCCCTCCATTCATTTCGATGCGATGGAATTCTAATGCACCATTCGCCTCAATTAATTCAGTCTGTCCCCAGACTTTACCTGCTATCATTCTGGTCAAGATCCAGTCATATGTTTATGTATCTATTATAACATGTTTAATACTAAGGCTTTAATAAAAACTTAATAGATTTCTTAGGTTTGTAGTCAGTATAAGTTAGACTCTCGCCATCAAAGGTCCAAGGGAGGAATTTGGTGACTGAAGGGGTTTTAATCATGTCAGTAAGATCTTCGATGTGCTCTTCATAAATATGAGTATCCCCAAAGTTCATTGTGATTCGTCCTACATCTAATCCGGTTGCGTCTGCAATATGCTTAACATACAATGCTGCTAGAATGCAGTCACTCGGTAATCCTATGGCAACATCAACCGAACGTTGTGTCCAAATCATATCCAGTCTACCGTTTCTAACATAGAACTGATAGTTAAAATGACAACAAAGTAAAGACAGATCATTCAGATGGGTATGATCCCATAAATTAATGATGTGACGCCTACTCATTGGATCATTTTTAATTGATTCGATTACAATATCTAATTGTTCACGAGGTGGATAGTCTAGGTTTATTAAACCATCTTTGTCACCCCATAGTTCCCAATAAGGACAACCTAATGCCTCATACTCTGCTACTGACTTTGCATCAGCTAGGAATCCGCGGAATTCACCCACAATACCTTTAGTGAATATACGACGTAGACTTAACAATGGTAATCCAATCTTCTCCATATCAAATGATAGGTTGGTACCGAATAATGAAAGAGTGTTACCATTCCTAGTCTCACGTAATTCACCGTTGTCTAATACGTCTTGTATTAACTCTTTATAGAGATCATCGATATAATTCATTTTATTTCTTCCAACCGACTGGATTGTGACCAAGTTCAATTAAGAATGCTAGGTTAGTTACTGCATGATGTAAGTGTGGTTTGCCACTTTCCGCATCGAGTTCTTCTCCAGATCTCCATGCCTCTAAGTGACGGTATGTAGCAGATACATATCTTGAAGGGTCATCTACACTCTTCCAGCTATGCGCACTATATTTAGCTGCACCGAATGTTAATACATCGGCTACTGCTGCGATTAGTGAGGGTGGTACTAAATCGTACTGTAGTTTATTACCATCGAACTTCTGAAATTCTGACATTTGATCTCCTGTTTATGAATTTATTATAACACGATTTCATCGTCAAGTACATACCTATTTAAATTATTTTTTGCAGTAGCGGTTTTATAGAAGGTGTAGTCACCTGATGATTCATCAAATAACCAGATATAAACCTTATCAGCAATACCCTGTCTCCAACCATAACGTCTTTTATCCAACATATCTAACATCTTTTCAATGTTACGTGGGTGGCTAGTGACTTTGCATTCTATTTCTGTGATACCATCAGGTTTAAATACATCATAATATCCATTTGGATTATCGATATATCCCTTTGATAGAAGATATAGTTCAGCGCATTGTCCCATGTAGCAATGCATTAATACTTGATGGGGGGTTCGAGAGCCAACGAGAGTAATCTTTTCCCACTCTGCGGTAGCTCTTTCTTTCAATAAGATTGGATCAATATCCGTTTGGTTAAACGTTTCCGTATATGAACTCGATTGCTCGGGCGGCTTTCTTATCGAAAGATTTTGATTTGTGCTAGTTTCCGTTCTCATGATCTATATATACTTTCCTCTAATTTTTAATGTTATTAATTAATTGTACGAATAATTCAGGATCTTGATAAAAATACAATAGCGCTGCACCTACTGCCATCCAAAATATAGCTCTAAACATTAGAATCTCCTATCAATTCGATACCTGTTATTACTTCAAACAATGGTACACCAAAAAGGAGCAAAAAGATTGCCCAAAATATTAGTGATACAAAGTTAGTATAAAGCGGGCTACGAGCTCTTCTTGCGGTTTTAAAGACTTTGCCCTTTTCAGCACCGATATAAGATATCCAAAGTATTGCTTTACCTGGCCAGTTAAATAGATTAGTGCGAGTGCCGTTTAGATTGTCATTTGATTTTTTTACCATGTTGGTCTTCCGTGTGTGTCAAGTTTATCGGTTGTAAAATTCTTTGGTTTATCACTAACATAGTTGATAGGATTAATCCATCTGTCATCCATAGCCGTATGGCCATCATTAATGTGCTGCATAAGAATAACTAATTGACATGCAGCATGAGCAAGATGTGTTTTACCAGATTCTGGATCTAGATCTTCACCATCCCAAAAAGATGATAAGTGGCGTTGAATTGATGAATACGTACGAGACCATTCTGTAGTGTGGCCATCGTCACGCCAATTGTTTGCGCCATATTTTTCAGCGCCAAAGCCTAAGACTTCAGCGATTTGATTTATTGCTTCAGATGGAATAAGCGCGAGTGGCGCTTTACCATTATCGTATTTCATGATAAGCTGCCTGGTGCCAAGTTTAGTGCTGTAAAATCATCTATTGCTTTATCACCATCAGATAATCTCATAAAACAATGTTGTGGCCTTTTAAACCCCATAGTATAAGCTTCGTCAAACCCGTAAAGAACTAGTCCTTCTTCTTCTGGATCAGTACCTTTTTCAAACTCAACTAATTCATAATCAGCTGGTATTGAACCTTCGAAAGTAGAAAGTCGTAGTATATCAATTACTGCGGGTTTAAAAGCTGCTGCATAAGTTTGTAAATTCATAATATAGTTCCTTTTGTTTCATTTAATATATTCATTATAGCACTAAACATATCATATGTACATAGTTCATTTCACTTATTTTCATTTATTTTTATGCTGTATCATATATGCTACATACTCTTATAGACATATTCAAGTGCACGATCAGCCTCTTTTTCAATTGGTCTATTCTCATACCAGTTACCATTTTCTAGATCAAGTTCTCTACAAAGAGAAGCAATTTCTGATGCAGTGATTGGATACTGCTTTGAGGTTGCATTACCGGCAGTAGCAACCATTATTTGATACATTTTATAGTACCAGCCTGTATTGTTAATTACCGTATACTCCATTGCCAACTTCTTAGGAAAGAATGGGCAATCTCTATATCCAGTCCAATGAACATCTGTATTTGTCATCTGTTCTTTACGATAACTTGCGACTTGATCTCGTAGAGCGTCAGGTAATCTTTCAAGGAAAGAGCTACCTGGCTTCTTATCTATATAGGCATGCCTGGCAAGTAGAGCATCAACATTAAGCAACCTAGCGTTATTCCTGAAAATAAAGTTAGAAGCACCATTATAATCTGCAGGAATGTAATACATTCTTGAGAGGTCTTTACATTGTTTATCGCCAACGCTCTTGAGTTCGGTGTTGAGCGCGAACCAGAAGTGTCGAATTTCACTATCCGTGACATTTCGTGTAAGAGCGAAGACAACTCTAAATTTTGGTGCCGTATCAGTACTTGAAGCAGTAGAGTAGCAAACGTACTCCCAAGTGCCGAATAAATTAAATAAATCATCTTTTAGATCTCCTTTTACTTGGTAATCATCAATATCAACAGCTGCCCACCCAGCCCAAGAGTCAACATTAACATTGGCCCTTGTTGTATCAGGTTTATATATAGCCGGAGACATCAGCTGTGCCTCCCGCTTGCCTTTTCGTTTTATTTTAGACAGATCAAACAGCAAATCAACGAACTGTTCCCAACTCGCTAAATCCATACGTTTAGTTGTCTTATTATCAAAGACAGACTTAAATAATGTTAGGGATATCCCCATGATTGCCCTCATGTGATGGGCCTACCCACCCTTCTGGTTTGATAAGATCTGGTAATCCGAATGGATTTGGTCTTCCGGGTTTAACACCTGGACTTTTAACCATGTTTGCATCGTGTACTGCATTCCATGCTTTTTCAGAATCGATACCCATGACATTAAGTGTTCCAATAGCAAAAACACACATGTCAATAAGTCCATCAACAACCTCCTCAGAATTACCTGAATTAACTGCCGACATAGTCTCATGGAGTTCTTCTTGAACCATAAGCATCCGAAAGTTTATATACTTTTGCATCAATTCTTTGTTATTTTTATTACAATCAAACCAGTAATTTATACCAAATTTGTGATGCATGTCACCTATATCAGCTACCCAATTTTCACTCATCAGTGCTACTGCCGATGCTAATATCGTTATCATCATAATTTTCACTATAATTCACTTCGTATTCGATTTCTTCAATCATATCAAGTCTATCAGTAGCTATAGCCATTTTATCAAGCTCAGCCTGAATAGCTTCTACTACATCAGAATGTTCACCAATACCGGCTGGGTTATGCATATAAACCAGTACGTTAGTTTTAGCTCGTTCAAGGTCGCCCTTTGCATGCATTCGAACTGCTTTTATTAATTGATCTTGCATTATATGTTCCTTCTCTATAATAGATATATTATACCACATTTATAATTGTTTGTACACAGTTATTATCCAAAAATATCTTCTAAATTGAATCTTGCTTCGATACTCCAACCAACTGCGTTAAATATATCCTCAAGTGGGCTTATAAACGTCTTATTGAATTGCATATCATAATCAACATACATATGGAGCTTTAGTTCAGGTGGAAGATATTGCGGAAATGCTATCACATTTTCTTTTATCATGTTAGGCATTTTTAGATAACAAAACTTAATCTTTTCACCTTTTTGTATTAATTCATATTTCTTTTCTAATCCACTATCTTTGATTGCTTTATTATATAATAGAGAACCACGTACATGAATTGGTGTAGCTTTTTTATATATAGTTTTTATATCACTATAGTCTGCCAATTTGCTCACACCACGTGGAAATGATATATCTTCAGGCGGCAAAGCTTTGAAAGCTGCCTTAAATTCTTTGATAAACTTCTGTGCATTCTCTTCGGTATCTGTTACAATCATCTTAAATATTTCTCTGAACTTATTACGACACACTTCAGGTGTAGATGACTTGATGGCTTCAATGCCCATAATCTTAAGCTTTGGTTCGGCATACTGTACACCTTCAGAGTTATGTACATTTAGAATATATCGTTTCTTTGCTGTCCAGATACCACGATCGGCAATCACTTCACGTTCCATAACCATACGATTTACGTATACATTCTTCTCAGTTGCTAATTCGGCATATGCTTTATTCAATGCCTTTGTAAAATGCTCATTACATATTGTATCAAGAGTTTTAACAATGTTTTTTGGTTTAAGTTTGTCTACAAGTGGACCGAAATTAACATATAATGAATCAGTGTCAATAGCAATAACATAATCCTTATCTGTTTTCATTATTTTATTCATCTCTGTATTCATTGCTTTTTCTGCAGTTAGAATAGATAACTGACCAGATGTAGTAATCGCTTCGGCTACAGATTGACTAAAATAACGAAAATACCTATTGCCGAGTGCCCCATATAATGAATTAAGTAAGATCTTAATTGCCATCTGTCTGTTTTCAAGACGGTTGATAGTACGCATATTTTCTTCGGTCGTATCACCTTGAGACTTCTGCAATGCTGCGAGCATATCTTTCTTAATCGCTTTACGTTCATCAGAATAATTGATAATAATACGTGGCAGCATACCTTGAAACTTCTTTGTAAATGCAGCACCATTAGCAGCAACACATACATCACCTTGAGCGCTGTTTAAAAGAGTTTCAGGTGACATATTATATTGTACAATAAGATTTGGATATAGACTATTTAAATCAAATGATACGACCCAATCGTGTGATCCTACATGTGGCTCCTTTACATAACCACCTGGATATGGTTCTTTGAATATGTCTTGATTTGGGGGTATGGCAATCTTCTGTTTATTTAGTTCACGATATATAATTGAATCCCATATTGCAGTAGTACCCATTACATCTGTATAATTAACACCGCCCTTATATGCCATAGTCATGACAAGTTCAATAAGGCCCATTTTCTCATCTATACGCTCAACTAACTGAACATCTTTGATATTATAGTCGATAAACTTTTGATGATCGTTTTTGTACAATCCATGAAGATTACCATGTTCTTCATATGATAGCTTCTTCTCACCCACAACTACATACGCAATATGGTCAAGTCTATAGGACTCTTGCGGGCCATATGAATAACCGAGCTTCCTGAATGTTTGTAAATAGTCAATGATTTGTATACCAGCTATATGGTAAAAATTTTGAGTTCCACCGATTAAGGCTTTGACTGCGCCTGGGGTTAACCAATTCCATGGAGATAGTTTCTCTGCTGCAGAAAACTTGCTAAGTTTAGCGATACGATTAATGATATATGGCATATCAAAGAATCTGACATTCCAACCAGTAATAACGTCTGGATAATCACTTGTCCAGAATTTAAGAAAGCTGACAAGTAAAGCTTGCTCACTATCGCATTTTCTGTATTGAATAAGCGGGCCATTTGGATCTACGCTATAATCACCCAATCCCCATACATGATATATATCACTCTTACTGCTCTTTAGTGCAATAGAAATAATAGGATAATTTGCTTGATCAGGATGGGGGAAACCTTCGTCAGATGCAACTTCGATATCGAGGTTAACAATATTGACAAGTCGTTTCTTAAACTTTATATCGTGTGGGAATTTATCTGTAATAAATTGTTGTACAAATCGTTCGTTACCATATATTCTGGTGCCATTAGTATTTTTCATTCTATCATAGAAATCTTTTGCAGATTTCATATCATCGAATTGCATGGGTTCTACCGGGGTGCCATCAAGGCCCTTCCAGTCTGATTTCTCTTTTGTCGGGAAATAGAATGTAGGTTGAAATTTGTATTTGTGTTGTATTTTAACGCCATGGTCATTGTATCCTCTATAAAGAATAGAATTTCCCCATTTTACAACTGATGTATAAAAACTCATGTAATCTCCTGTGATATTAATATTATATCACAGATTTGCATATATGTAAACAACTATTTGCGATTATGTAGAAATAAATAATGGTAGGCCATTTAGCCTACCACCATTTTTAGCTATGAATGTCAAACACTCTTTGTCTAATATCGCAGCGATTTACTCCGATATCTTTCAACTGTGCTTCAGTCATAGATTTTAGCGCATAATATGATGCTCTACGCCCTTGATTAACAAGATGTTGAGCCCACATTTTTTTAGCTATTTCATTTACGGTGCTCATTAAGCTGTTGCCGTGTGTCAATATATTTTGCATTTTGGTTATCCTCGTGTTGACCAATTGTGATTTTACGAGGACGCATTTCTTCAGGGATGACGATCTTCAAATCAATCGCTAGAACTCCATCCACTAGATCTGCTCCGTGTACTTCTACATATTCTGACAGCCTGAAGGTGCGTTTGAACTTCTTCGTAGATATACCACGATGTATGTATTCGCGACCTTTGCTTGGGTGTTCCCCTTTAACCGTTAATGTCCGTTCTTTGATATCAACTTCTAGTTCATCCTGACTAAAACCTGCCACAGCGAGTTCAATGAGATATTGATTCTCATCTACTTTTAGTATATTATGTGGAGGATAGTGGTCATTTGCGTGTCTTGTGGTATGATCCAATTCTTTAAATAAGTGGTCAAATCCAACAAATGATGATCGGGGAAATATTGCGTGTATGCCTGTCATTGTTTTCTCCTTTTGCAAGCAAGATTAAGTATGCACCGGCGAATGCCGCATGCACGTGTATTTATACAGACAAAACTTTTACGTTGTATTTTGTCTAGTATTTCCTATATTATATTTGGGACATAATTCCCATTGTTCTTTCTCTTTAAACGGAATAATCTTAATTTGTCTGAGCGGAGCGCAACTTAATACCTCTCTTTTGACCAAAGCTATTAGACCCCAATCGCTTAATAGTGTAGCAATTGTATTACGTCTCTCTAGATCATTTAACTCAAAATTAGATTTCTTTCCGTCTAATAAGAATAGTTCTTTAAAATGTACAATGAAATATCGACCTTGTTTATGTAGTATGTGACAAGATTGAAATAGTTTTTTATCTCTTCTGGAAGCAACACCTATACGTGTAAGTGTTTCTCTCACCTTTAGAAAGTCATCTGGCTCATTTAAAGTAATCTCAAGCATAGTAGCTGGAGTCCACT